GGTGCGCACTAACACATGATACTATTAGTGACGAACAAGCGGAGCTATTGAGAAGGCTAAACAGAAGAATTATCGTAGTGCCAGACTTAGATAAGTCCGGTATAGCAATCATTGACAGAGCAGTAGAATTAGGATTTGAAGTTGCAATTCCAAATTGGTCACCTGAAATAAAGGATACCAATGACGCTGTATTAAAATACGGCAAAGTAGCTACCCTACTAAGTATTCTACAACAAGCTACAAGCAGTAAGATTAAAATTGAAATGCAGAGGAAGAAAATTGCTCAAAGAATATAACACTGATATACAACGTCTATTCCTTCAGATGATGGTCACGAATTCCGAGTTGTATACTCGTGTCATGAACATCATGAATCCAGAAAACTTTGATCGTAGTCTAAGAAACGTTGCAGAATTTATTGTAGAGCATACTGCCAAATATAGCATTATGCCTGACATAACGCAGATTAAAGCAACCACTGGTGAAGCAATTGACCATATCGAAGACTTGTCTGATGGACATTACGAATGGTTCTTGGAAGAATTTGAGTCATTCACTAAGCGACAAGAACTTGAACGAGCAATTCTTAAAGCAGCAGATATGCTTGAGAAGGGTGAATTTGACCCGGTCGAACAACTAATCAAGGACGCTGTTCAAATCAGTCTACAACGTGATATGGGAACAGATTACTTTGCTGACCCTAAGGATCGATTGAACAAGTATTTCAACGCAGGTGGTCAGGTGTCTACTGGCTGGCCGCAGCTTGACAGAGTTATGTATGGTGGAATGAGTCGCGGCGAGTTGAACATCTTTGCAGGTGGTTCTGGTTCTGGTAAGTCGCTTGTTATGATGAACATCGCTCTTAACTGGTTGAGTCAAGGACTTAGTGGAGTCTACATCACTCTCGAACTTTCAGAGGAATTGACATCGCTTCGTACTGATGCTATGTTGACTAATATGAGTACTAGAGACATTCGAAAGAATTTGGACGATACTGAATTGCGAGTCAAGATGGCTGGTAAGAAGTTTGGTAAGTATCGTGTTAAAGCATTACCCGCACAGAGTAATGTGAACGCTATTCGTTCATACATCAAAGAAGTGCAGATTCAGACTGGTATCAAGGTTGATTTCGTAATGATTGACTATCTTGATTTGGTCATGCCGGTAAGTGTCAAAGTTAATCCTAACGACCAGTTCATCAAGGACAAGTATGTATCAGAAGAACTTCGCAATTTGGCGAAGGAACTTGGTGTTCTTCTCATCACGGCATCGCAGTTGAATCGTAGTGCAGTTGAAGAAATTGAATTTGATCACAGTCACATTGCAGGCGGTATTTCTAAGATTAACACTGCTGACTATGTGTTCGGTATCTTTACATCACGTTCTATGAAAGAACGTGGTAAATATCAGATTCAGTGTATGAAGTCTCGTAGTTCTACTGGGGTTGGTCAAAAGATTGACTTAGAGTACAATATTGATACTATGAGAATCACTGATGAGGATCCGGAAGAAGGTAGAACTCATCAACACACCCCTACACAACTAATGAACCAACTTAAAACTACTAGCTCAGTAAGCGATGTTGTTAACAATCTTCCAACTACTGAGGCAAAAATATCTGCTAATGTGGAGGGTGCAAAGCTAAAATCATTGTTGAATTCTCTCAAGAAAAACTAAAGAATGAATAAATACTCTATAGGATCTTTATTATACTATGCAAAAGAAAACAAAAAGCCTTCTTGAGGAATTACAATCTTTTGGTGACACTAGGGATATGAATCACATCATTGAGTCCCGTGCCTCCAATATTATTACCAGTGCCATCAATCTTATTGAATTGATGCAAAAACAATATTCTCCTGACAAGGCTGAACTACTCGAAAAGAAGCTTTTGAGTGCTATCAAGGGTAAAGATCAAGAAAGATTCGCCAAATCGTTAAGGAAGAAAAATGAAGATTAATGAATTCAAACAATCTAAAAACATTGCTGAAGGTGCATTACTTGACATTTTGCTAGGGCCTAAGGCCGCTTCATACTTCGCTAAGGACGATGATAGACACCAAGAAGCACTTAAGGTCTTTTTGAAAGATTTCATCGGTGATGCTACTGTATCATTGAGCAACGGGATCCAATCAGGATTAATAGATGCAGAAAAATCTGCTACTAAACCTGACGCATCCGCGGAAGCCGGAGCTAGTGCTGGGGTAATAGAATCTAGATATCAAAAGCTAAACGCTATCTTTGAAAGTATAGTGGAAGCTGATGGTGCTGATAGCATCACTGAATACATGACTACATGGTTTGATATGTATATGAAGGGAGTCGATTGGAGAGCTAAACAGAATGTTGTTATGCCAATTATCCAAGAAATTGAAAAAACATATGCTACAGATCAAGGCCGCGCCGCAATCGAAAAATTAGGACGAGTGGCATTTTCTTTATCGGGTCCAGCAAAACAGCCCCCGGCTGGTGCAAGAGACGCAAAAGACGCATCGCCAGAACCGAAGGCACCGCCGGCTCCGAAACCAGCTCCGAAACCAGCTACAAAAAGTGCAGATGAAGTAGCTAGAGATTTACTAGCATTGAGTGCTACGGATCGAGCAGCAGCAATTGCTAAAGCAGAGGCTGCCGGTAGATGACGACCCTACTAGAAGGCGGCGCAATGGACGGTGTAGGTGCAATCCACACTGATGAAATTGGCCCTACCCTAGACAGTCTAGAAAAGATTTTAGGCATTGACCTAAAGAACAACACCTTAGGCAGCGTAGGTAAGAAAGAGTTTTCAGGAGACATTGATATCGCTCTTGACATTGCGCCGGAAGATATCCCTGCATTTGTAGAAAAACTTAAGAGCATTCCTGAGGTATTGGACTTAGCTAAAAGTTCTGTAATCATGACTAAGGTTAAGATTGCAGACTATGACCCAAACAAGCAAGTACAAGGGAAACCAAGAACAGGCTATGTTCAAGTAGATTTTATGCCCGGCGATCCGGGCTGGCTCAAGACATTCTATCACGCTCCCCACGAAAAAGATAGTAAGTACAAGGGTGTTTTTAGAAACATTCTTATGTCTAGTATTGCGGCACATTTAGATCGTAGAGATTCTGAACAGAAAATTAGCGATGGTAGGCCAGTACAGTCAGAAAGATATATGTGGAGCCCAACTGACGGATTGATTAAGGTATTAAGAACTCCTGAGCCTAATAAGAAAGGCGATGGATATACTAAGAAGAATAGCAACAAAATTATTGACGGTCCATATAAGAATCCAGATGAGATTGCAAAAGTTCTACAGCTAGATTCAGCCGATGACTTGTACTCTTACGAAACACTAAGAAAAGCAATGGACAAAAACTATTCGCCTAATCTAGTTGCTGCAATGCTAAAAGACTTTGCAGAAAATTCAGTGATACGAGACGTAGGTGTACCTACTGATATTAAACTCAGTGAAAGCGTGGGCACTAGTGATTGGTTCAGAACAATTCTGGATATTGTAAAATGAGATTTTTTGAAATAATAAAAGAATCAATCTATTTGACTGAGGCTGCAAATCCTCGCACTCCGCATCCTGAAGACTCAGTTTTTGCTGGTTTAGGTGCTGCTAAAGACGCAGTTGATTCAATGTATTATGTGATTGAAAACCCAGAAACACTCACTATCAAGTGGGACGGATTCCCCGCTCTTATCTTTGGATACGATGATAAGGGACAGTTCACTGTATCAGACAAATATATGTTTGATAAGGGTCCTGAATATTTAGGAACAAGTCCTAAGTTTTGGCAAGAGTATGATGCTAGTAGAGGTAAAAGTCGCCCTGAATTATATCAGAAGTTGAACAACATTTGGAATGGGTTGAAAGCAGCAGTAGGTAGTAGCAAGGGCTTCTTTTGGGGAGACTTGATGTGGGGAGACCAACTAGCTAATCAAAACGGCAACCTAGTATTCAAGCCAAACACCGTAACATACGCTGTCCCTGCAAACAGTGATTTAGGTAAGACTATTGCAGGAACTAAAGGTGGCGTAGCAGTTCATCAATACTTTAGTGAAGTCGGAGGCAAGCCTTCACCCTGGAATAGTCAGGGTCTTGAAGGAAATAAAGAAGTCGCTATTCTTACTCCTAACATGGGTATTGATTTTAGCTTGACTGCTCCTAACAATGAAGTATCTAAAGTCAATCAGGCACTCTCACAGAATAGTCAATTAGATGAATTCTTAGGTGGCATGGACGGAGTTGCTAGAAATGCGTTGCAGAAATATCTAGGGCATATCGCAACTAATCAAACAAATCTTCCAATAGATCAATGGCTACAAAACAATGTCAGTGGCAAGCAATATCGGTTCTTAGTTGGTGACGGTGATGGTTATCTCGTTGAGAATAAAAAGCAGCTTGACGCACTAATGAACTTGTATTTTGCTATTGCTAATCTTAAAAATAGTTTGGCTGACCAACTAGAGCAACAGGTTCAAGGGGTAGAACAGTCAATTAACGATAGACCCGGCGGCGAAGGTTTTGTGTTCAATACACCCAATGGACTAGTCAAATTAGTCAATCGTGGTGGCTTTAGTGCTGCTCATTTTGGTAAGAAAAAGTAACCCAAAACCAAGTTTTTTTCTGTCAGGCATAAATACTTATATGAGCTTCGGCTCACTTTTATAAGGAAAATACAAAATGGCACAATTCACAAAAGTAAATGGCGATTTCAAGCCAGTTCTACGTTTAGACGCAGCATCATACACCAACACTGGTATCAATGCTGTTACTTCAGCAGCTACAGTTCAGCCTCAGGGCCCAAAGCTTGAGTACTACACTGTAACCTTCACTGGTACAGGTACAACTGGCGCTCAGATCGCTGCTGCATTTGAAACTATTCAACAGCTTTCAACAATCTACATCTATGAATTCACTACTGATACCAACGACACACTAGCTGTTGCTGCATATCCAGTTGGTGCATGGGGCGATGTAACTGCAACTGCTGCTGGAAGTCTTGACGCTGCATTGACTGCGGCATGTGGCGAAGCAGTAAGCATTGCTGCAACTGCAACTTTCACTAACTAATAGTTAGTTAAACTTACTACAACAAGGACCCGGAGGATTTTAAATTCTTCGGGTTTTTTGTTGCTCTAAATAGATCTATGTCACAGAGAATTTGTTGCTATACCCTATTCAACATAACCGAAACAGGGGTAATGAATAGGTCCAAACCAGCGCTGGACAACATTGAAGACTGGATACATAAACGAAATTCACAATGTAATTTTGACACGGTACTTCAAGTAATTTCACTAAGGTCACAGCCTGATGTAGTGAAGTTACCGGTGAAGAAAATACTACAAGAAGAAGATTTAGAAAAGTTTGGATTTTTGTTTAAATACAACGAAGACATTGAACAGTATTATTGGAAATTTGAATTTGAAGTCCATCATACTAGTGTTTTTGAAAATGGCATAACTGAATTCGGTGCATTGTATAGTGATTGTTCAGGTGTGCCGATGATCGTATTCGACAATCAACCGCAGTCATTAGTTGACTTTTTAAATATTAGTGACGAGCTTAAAAATATTCACTTTGAGGGGTAGTATGAAGACATCATCTAAATTAGCTAAGTTTTTCGACAACGCACTATCAAATGATGCTAGAACCGCATTAATTACTAGTGCTAATGGTGAATATACTGTGTATGGTAGATATTACATTAAGCCGTACAACAACGAGTATGTGATTCGTGACATTAAATCCGACCGACGAATTGTTTTAGGAACGTTGAAACATGCCATGTCATGGTGTACGTTAATAGATTGCAATAAGTATTCAGAAGCTATGCGACTAGAAAGACTAGATTTAAAACTAGTTAGTTTACAACTGGATATGGTCATTCACAGGAAACTGATAAAATCAGTAAATAATCATGACAAATTGGTATGTGTGATTAAATTGCAAGAAGATTCATACAAGAAAAAGGAAGTGTTGCTAGCAATTGAAGACATCATAAATAAGTCAAAGAGATTACAAGAACGCCGATTCCAAAAGCCAAAACGAAATAAATTTAGCTATCGGTGATAAATACAATATAAAGATGGAACAATGACCTATGAGACTTACTGATTTAGATAATAAAAACACCCAGGTGAAAGCATTGAAAGAAAACTTTGCTATGGACTTTGATGTGTCAACTTTAGACAAGCCAAAGACTGCTGCTATGCTCAGCAAGGTAAAGAAACTCATTGGTGAATCAAAAAGATCACCTGAATTTCACCAAGCTCAGAAAAACCCTGCTTATTTAAAGCTAATGTTTATGGAGCAAGCGTTACGTACACATATGAAGGTCGCAAAGAGTCCTCGTATTGTTCTAGAAAATGAAGAAGTTGAAAAGTCACAGGTAATTCTTGCTGCACAAGACATGATTGATACTGTGCAGAAAATGTACGAAGATATCAATGATATGTTGGTAAAAGAACTTCCTGCTCTTGTTGATTCAATTCAGAGCGAAATCGGCGTTAATGAAAGCGACCAGTTTAATCAAGCTGCTAATCAAGCACTAACTACATTAAATGCATCATTACAAGAAGCACAGACTGGACTTAAGAGCGCATTAGGCGGATTGACTGGCCAAGGCGGAGGCGACGCATTTGCTTTAGGCGCACCTGAAATGGATGCAGATCTTGGTGCAGAAATGGGTGCAGATGCAGCAGTAGATTTGGACACTGATATGGAAGAGCCTAGTCTAGATCTTCCTCCTATTCCAGATATGGATGACGAAGAAGAAGGTCCACTAGCATCGGCAGGCCGCCCCAAAAGATAATGTTTCTATTTGAATTTGATCAGGATGCTGCACTCGTTTCAAAGATTGTAGCTCTGACTAATCAGCTTGAGCAAGATTTGGAAGACGGTAGAATCGGAACTGATTATACCGTCGACCAACTTTTGGATTACTTTCAAAACTATGATGTTATCTTAGATGTTAATGACCTCTATAATATGATCAGAGTTCCCCCTCTCAAATCAGTCATCAAGAACATTCAAGGTGACAAAGTTGTCTTTGTTGGCCAAGAAGAAACTAAGAAAAAATACGATACTGCGGCAGGCGACGATAAGAAAACGGTTGCCGCAATGGCTAAAAGAGCTATGCGAACTTAACTATCATTTATGTTAGATATTTCTCACTTAGTAGTAATAGGGTGTAGTCTTTCATACGGCACTGGCTTAGCTAACCCAAAGGAAGACAGTTGGGTAGGAATTCTATCCAAAAAATTAAATGTACCCGTAGTCAATCTCAGTTCCCCCGGCAGCGGCAACGATAGGATAATGCGAAGATTATTTGAGTACCATTTCTTAAATTCATCTAAAAACAATAATCCATTCTATATACTCCCATTTTCTCATTCGTCAAGGAGAGAGGAATACATGAGAGCAGCTAATGATTATTTGGTAATGAGTATGAAACCTACTCCTGCAATGATGGAAAAAAATACTTATTCGTCTTTGTTTCTCCTCAACTATGATTCTTTTATCGCATCTAGAAGAAAGTTGATGTTTAGATCATATGTATCAGATTTCCTTAACATCAATAATATAAATTATTTGGTTACTGATTTTATACCGGATAGAGAAGACCAATTAAAAAGTCTCCGTGAGATTTATCCTATAGTATATGAAAAAATATACACTGATAAGTATAGACTAAAGAATCTAAGTGAAATTTCTATCAAATATCCTAGTCTTCCGGACGGGCACGATGGCGTAGAAGCGCAACTAGAAATGGGAAACTATATACATGATGAGTTGATTGTTCGTTATAACGAACCTAATATAAAAATACAAGATTATACCACACGGCTAGAATACATTGCTCATTATTATCCCGATAGTTTTAATAAAGGATTTATATCTGAATCTGAATGGCTATAACAAATAAATTTAAAATTTAACCATAATAGTTGCTTTTTTGTAACAATATGCTATTATGATATATGGCATTAATTAACAAATTCCCCTATAAAGAAATGAAGCGTGAAACGACTACAGAAGGTCGTAAGTATGTTGCACCCGATGGCGAGAAGCTTCCAAGCGTTACTACTATCCTTGACGCAACAAAACCAATTGAAGCAAAGAAAGCACTCATTGAATGGCGCCGCAGAGTAGGCGAACAGAAAGCTAAAGAAATCACCGCAGAAGCTGCCGGAAGAGGCACCAGAATGCATAAGTATCTAGAGAACTATGTTCTTACAGGAGAAACAGGTGAGCCCGGAAGCAATCCGTATAGCAAGCAATCACATCAGATGGCGCATACAATCATATCTCAAGGCCTATCCAACTGCCCCGAATTCTGGGGCACGGAAGTATCTCTATATTTTCCTAAAATTTATGCTGGGACCACAGACTTAGTAGGTCTGCACAATAGCGATGAAGCTATTCTTGACTTCAAGCAGACAAACAAGCCCAAGAAGCGTGAATGGATTGAAGACTATTTCCTTCAGTTGACTGCTTATGCTAATGCTCACAACGAAATATATGGTACAAAGATACGCAAGGGCGTAATCCTTATGTGTAGTGCTGATAATCAATATCAAGAGTTTATTGTAGAAGGCAATGAGTTTGATACTTGGTCAGATAACTGGTGGAAACGAGTAGAGGAATACTACACTAAGTTCCTATAGAGTTTATAAAGCGTAAAGCATAAATAAGTGTAATCGGATAGGTAAAGATTACACTTATGAGCATTATTCAAATCTCAAAAATACAGCAGCGTTCCGGCAACATTGTGGACCTGCCCCAATTAGATGAAGCCGAATTCGGTTGGGCCTCAGATACCAAACAACTTTTCATTGGTAAAACTACACCTAATGAAAACGTTGAAGTACTTACTTCATATTCACAAATTAATTTTGATCAAATCAATGGCACTGTAGGTAATATTAATATTACCCCATCTACTGTGGGTAATGGTCAAGTACTTGCATATGACGGTACTAACTGGGTAAACAGAGGCGGAACCGCCGGTGGTCTTATTAATTTAGGCGAAGTGTCTAATGTCAAAATATCGGGCGGTGCTATTGGCTACGTTCTTGAGACTGATGGATTAGGTAATCTATCTTGGACTCCTAAATCTAGCATCATATCTTTTATTCAAACCGTATCAAAAGCCAGCCCGGCTGTAGTTACAACTTCACAAGACAACTTCTTAACTGATGGATTAAGAATCACCGTTACCAATGCGCAGGGAATGACGCAGCTTAATGGTAATACGTATTATGTTAACGTATTGACTTCTAATACGTTTGCTCTTTATACCGATGCTGGTCTAAGTACCGCGGTAAATTCTACTGGATACACAACTTATTCATATACTTCGGCAGCAAGTACCACTGCTTCTACTAACGTTATCACTGTAGGTGACTCATCAGTACTTTCAGTAAACCAAGAAGTAGAATTCTTAGGTGGTTTAGGAAACAGTTCGTTAGTAACCAATACACCTTATTATATTAAAACTATTCCTAATGGCACTACAATTACAGTTTCCGAAACGCTACTAGCAAACGGTGTAGCCGGCGATGTTAAACCTCTAGTAACTGCAACATTGACAAGTGCTAACGTTTATGGTACGGGAGGTAGAGTCATCGCCACTGTTAGTGGTAGTGGGTCAACTACTGCCGCACAAGGAAGCGAAGGGTCCGTTCAATACTATGCAAGTGGCCTGTTACAAGGAGATGCAGACATTGTTTGGAATACTGCTGCATCGCCAAAGACATTAACTGTTACAGGAAATACCAACACAGGAAATGTGAATGCGACCGGAGTTATTACTGCACCGCAATTAACGTCAAACATCGCAACAGGTACCGCTCCATTAACAGTTACTAGTACTACACGAGTTGCTAACTTAAGTGTTAATTATGCCAATGTTAGTGATTTTGGTGTTGTTACTAATCAAACTACTGGAACGTTTTTTCCAGTATTCGTAAATAGTAGCGCAACCGGAAATCGTGCTTTAGGTGCTAACGCAAATGTCTCATTCAACGCTGCTACTGGGGCTTTAATTTCTACCCTATATACCGGTACACTCACAACTGCCGCGCAGCCAAACGTCACTAGCTTAGGCACACTAACATCATTGGGTGTTAATGGCACGGTGACCGCTGTAGCATTCACTGCTAACACAGGCGTATTCACAGGTAATGCTAGTGGATTGTCTGAGATTAATGCAAGCAACTTATCAAGCGGAACTGTTCCTACAGCGAGACTAAGCGGCGGTTATCCAATTACGGTGACAACTGCTGCACAACCAAACATCACAAGTGTTGGTACGCTTACCGGTCTAACGGTCGGTAATGCAACAGCTAATGCGGTATTTGGCAATGGCACCATTACTCTTAACTCTGGACTTATCACTGGTAATGGTAATGGATTAAGTTCAATCGTCGGTGCTAATGTCACCGGAGCAGTAGCATTCGCTACAACAGCCAATGCAGTAGCAGGTGCTAATGTCAGCGGAGCAGTAGCATTCGCTACAACAGCCAATGCAGTAGCGGGTGCTAATGTTTCAGGTACTGTCGCTAGTGCAACTACGGCCGGTACTGTAACAACAGCAGCACAACCAAACATCACTAGTGTTGGTACATTGACCAGTCTCGCTGTAACTGGGGCATTAACTACTACGCAAATTACAGCAGGTGCAAACACTACAGCGGGTAACATAACAGGTAACTGGACATTAACTGATGGATCAAGAATGCAAGCTACTTACGCTGACCTTGCAGAATACTACGAAGCTGATGTAAAATATCTACCTGGCACTGTCTTAATGTTCGGCGGAGAGAAAGAAGTCACACTAGCAGAAGACGGTACAAGTAGAGTAGCAGGCGTAGTCTCTACGAACCCAGCATATGTAATGAACTCTACATGCCCAGGACTATTGACAGCAGTAGCACTGCAGGGTCGTGTACCGTGCAAAGTTCGCGGTAATATCAGTAAAGGTGATATGCTCATCTCAGGTGGCAACGGATTTGCAAGACCAAATCAGTTCCCTTCTATGGGTACAGTAATAGGTAAAGCTCTGCAAGACTTTGATGGCTATGAAGGCGTCATTGAAGTTGCAGTTGGAAGACTATAAGGATAATAAAATGGCATCATATGTATATACAGGTAATTTAGTATCACAGCAATCAGCAGTTATTGCTACCGATAAGATTAGAATATCAACTACTGGTACTGGCATTCATGCTGTTACAGGCTACCCTAGAGTAGCAGGCACTGGAACAGCCACAGCAGCAACTAACTCAGTAACAGTTACTGGTGTAGGAACTGCATTTAACACTCAGCTAGAAATCGGCGCTTGGATAGGAAATACCACTGGAACAACAGTAGGAATTGTAGCAAATATTGCTAATGCTACTAGTTTGACGCTAACTGCAAACGCAGGAGTAGCCCTATCAAATGTTGCATACACTTTCAATAATGCAGGAGTTCCTTACGCAATTGCTACTCAGCAGTCAGCGATTTATTCTGCTAATGACAGCTATAATAGCGTTTATTGTGGCCAAGGCAATGTAGTAGCATTTCTAACAACTGGCAGCGGAGCCGGATCAGAATTCAGTATTACAGAATTAGGCATGCCACATGCCAATACAGGCACCGAATAATTACGCAAAAAAGCTAAATACTTTATATGTTCTCATGAGGAGAACTTATGCAGTACCCACTGCGTAGCGACTAGAACTCGCATATAACATTAAGGAAAAACAAATGGGACGTCCACTAAAAATCGCAAAGGCTCAAGCAGTCTTGACAGTAACTAATACTACTGCAACAACAAATATCGTAACAGTTTCTCAAAATTTAAGCTCACTAGGTGTTATTGCTGGTATGCCGTTCGTACCTAGCATCACAACTGGTACAAACTTGACCGCTGCTACAACCTTCTATATTCTAGCAATCACTGGTGCATCAACATTCACTGTTTCTGCAACTCCACTAAACGCTAACCCAACATCTACTCCGGTTACATTGACTACCGGTACAACTGCATCAGCATTGTCAGTTGGTGTAGTTGATGCATACTTCAACAACCCAACCGGACCTCAATGGCCAGCAACAAACGCAAATACTTACTCAGTAGTCGGTGGTAACACTGCAATCTTCGGTAAGCAAGTTCTTGCTAACGTTGCTATTGGTGTTAATGGTACAGGTACTCTGTATACTGTTTCTACTTCAAGCACTAAGGTAGGCGGTCTCGGTACCAGTTTTTCTACTATTGGTGCTGCAAGCGTCATTCAGTACATCCCAGCAAACGGTGTTCCAACTACACTTGGTTATGTAAGCAGCAACGCTCAGCCAAACATTGAAATCTCAAATGCAACTGCAACCGGTAATTTCTTGACTACTGTTGGCAACGCACAAACTCTTACTGCAAATCTTCCAGTAATTCTTGACACTGATATCGGTGGATTGACTGCTGGTACTACTTACTTTGTTAAGACTATTGCTAATGCTGCTGCTTTCAGTGTTTCAACTACACCCGGCGGCGCTAACGTTGGTCTAACTAACGAAGATGCAGAATCATATGCAACTCAGGATGTTATTACTTTAGCATCTAACGCAACTGCTGCTATTACTGCTGGTTCAGCATTCATTTATGCAACTCCAGAAGCAGGCTTCATTGTTCGTCAAAAGGGCAAGACAAAGTATCTCGTAACTGGTACAACTTCTGGTCTAACTGGCGCGGTTTATACTGCAAACGTTGCAAATACTGCATTGCTTCCAAACACAATGTCAATCAGAGCAACTAACGCAGCCTCTG